ATGATTTCTCTATAAATGTAATTGCTTATTTCTGCACCCTGAATGCCGTCAATGTGGCGCTAGGAGTAGCGGGACAAAACGCTGTTGCTGTTGAGGCATCAAGCACTACATTAACATTTGTTGTCGCCCAGTAAGCTTCCAGATAATCCCCTGCGCTGAACTGGAATAGCGCTGTACGGCTCATCACAACAGACCCGCCATTACTATCAATAGATAGTTGCATTGTTGACCCGCCAACATCTACCCCGTTCACTTTGGGCCAGAAGTACAATGTTTTTAGGCTCGCGTTACTTGAGGCGACTTGCACAGTAAATGAGACATAATAAAGTCCCGCCTCTTCAAACACTACTCTTGATGTTGGTGTACCAAGAGTAATGCCGTCAGAGAACCCTGTAGAGTTGAACGTGATAGGGTATGCGGTGTTGATTACCGCTGCTGTCTGATCGGTAGTGTCGTAGAACAGCCCCCTACCATCCGCCAACACAACTTGCCGCCACTCATTGTCCAGTGACACTACCGGATAGCCGTTGGTTTCATCCCACAATAGCTGCCCGTTCTCCGCGGCGGTGTCTCCTGCAAATCTGTGATGTAACTTGGAATAGGTGCGATTCAGAAAGCGCACAAGGCTCTCCCCCCACGGTTTCCAGTTCGGACCTAGTGGTGGAGGCGCGTTCACCTACGCCCACCCGCTGATGCTTCAATACGCATAATTCCCGCTCTCCAATCGCCTGTGGTTACTGCTTCAATCCTCATGCGAACCTGTCGGCCTGTGAACCGTAAGGAGGTTGGGTTGGCGGTTGAGTACGGCCCATAGGTGCGCTCTGTGTCATTGGGGTGGAATCGAGTCTTGAACGTCACGTTCACTTCCCCTTGCGTATGCTCATCGGGGATTAGGTTGTTGACCTTCATCACTGCATCACCGTTACCTAGTGAAACAGGCCCAGTCTCCGCATGGGGCAGTACGCCCCCATAAGAGTAGCCAACCAACTCATGGTTAAACAGATCGCCGCTAGCATCGCCCCAAATAGGATAACTGAAAATACCACGGTCAACAGCAGCGGTTCGCTCAAGGCTACCAAAGTGCCAGTGGCCTTCCTCGTAGTCTAGTGCGACATAACTATCATTTTCTATTGATTCACTTGAAGGGTAGAACCACCATAACTCTCCGAACTGCGCGTTGTGTACCGCCACGACCTTACTGGTCTGGTCTCGGTTGATGTTGTCGAATACATGATCCCTCACCTCACAGTTCACCTCTGTTACAGCAGAGCCGTTGTAGTGGTAGAACCTGTGTCCACCCATCCAGAATGCGCCTTCGTCAATAGCGACAATACATTGACGGGACACTGCACCACATGCTGTACCCGCTCGCTCAAACCCGTACACAAACGGCGGCCCTTGATAGGTGGCAGTATGCGCGTCTGTGTTGGTCACGATAAGAGTACGTCCACGCATACGCACCCCGCCCATAATCTTACCTGAAGTTTGTAGCTCAAAGTCACCGGCTTCGTTCTCAGCGGTTGCGGTCCATGTTGTATTATCTTCGCGGTCACTCCACATGACTTTACGTGGATTACTGTCGGCACCTATCGCCATAACAAAGCGTTCTTCTGTGACAATCATACCGGCGTTACTGGTTGGGGCATTGGTGACTACTGCTGCTACAGTAGGAGTTGCTGAGTCAAGCCGCCATTCATAGATTTTACCGTCAGCATCAGATAGTGCCAGCAGGTACTCCCCCCATGTGTCCAGGCTCCATGTAGTCGCATAGGTCTCAATTTCCCCTGACGGTCGTGTCACACCGTAGAGACCTGACCCATATAACGAACCACCGTAGGCAGTGTTGTCACTGGCATCAACAATACCATCAACGAGTCCTGCTGGTGTGATGTCAGCAACAAGTCCACCTGCTGTAACATGGATTAGTTTATTGTACGTGCCACCGACAATGTGCGAGTCGTTTGAGTTATCAACCCAAGTAATGAGAGATCGTGGCGCTTCAGTAAACGCATCGGTTTTGCGAGTCTCCCAGCCACCTACTGGTCGCAGAGAATTACCCTCCCAGCGTACTAGGTTAGTGTCTCTCCAGCGCCCCGCGCCTTCGAGGTCGGTACCGTTACGGTAAACCCCAGCGGGTAGTTTAAGTGGTATTAAGCTCATGCCGCCGCACTCCATGTATTTGTTGATTCAATGTACGGTGTCCAGCTATCCGCGGCCTCTGCTTCAGGAGTCCATGTGTCGGTAGCCTCATCGTAAGGTTCCCATTTCACACGACCTGTGACCAGTACCGCGCCTGCTGAAGTGATAGAACTGGCCCCAAACTTGATGCGTTCACAGCTGGCACCCACTGTGGAGACTGACACAATCTCCGCGCCACTGAGGTACACAGCCTGCGCTGTACCTGTAACAGAAGCACCTGACTGCACAAGTGACGCGCTACCCTTGACTCGCTCCGCGTTCGCAACGACAGAAGAGGTAACGGTTACAGCTACTGCCGCGTTAGCTTCTCGCGCCCCTTCAGCACCAACAGAAGAGGCAGCGGTTACAGCTACTGCCGCGTTAGCTTCTCGCGCCCCTTCAGCACCAACAGAAGAGGCAGCGGCAATCGTGACAGCCCCCTCCCGAACCCGCTCTGAGTCTACCGCTACCGAAGAGGTAGCTACAATCGCAACCGCCCCCTCCTCCAGATCAGCAGTGGAGTATGCGCCTACGCTATATTTGTAGACACCGTATAACATCAGCTCAACGTAATATCCACATCACCAGATGGAAAGCGAAACACGTCCCCTGAATCAATAATCTTGCTGGCAGTCAACGCACCGTGTGCAAGCATGTTGCCTCCACTCGCAGCATCATAGATCGCCATGTGAGTAACAGTACCCCACGAAGCGGTAGCTGTCGGGTACTCAACTGCGGCGCTATTGGTACTGGAGTCACCTGTTGTACTCATCGACATGGCCTGACGCGCATACGCCCCGCCGCTTACCTCTGTACCCGATCCATCGTCAGCAGTAGCAGAAGTAAACAAACCAACGTATAGTGTTGGGGAAGTATAAGCAGTTCCGCTAAAAACATGCGCCTGCACTTTGTTCTCTAAGTAATCACTGTAACTCATTAACCCAGTCCTCTATTTTTCATTTTTAAACCCGAACCGCTCCACTTGGCCTTATCGGACAGTTCAACAACCCTTTCAACGGCAGCACCGTACAACTGCGCCCACACACCTAGTCGATCATCCTCTTGGAGATAAGGAGCTGAGTGTACCAGTGAACCATACAGGTACACATCAGGTGCTTCACTCAGCAACCAATTGCTTGTGTTGGAATCACTCAGCGCGGGGATTTTAGCAAGATACAACAGCTCCAGGTCGTAGTCAGCGTCGGGTGTAGGGTACAACTCGAACTGACCATCTGAGAGCATGTAATCAGCAGGTCTACCAGCAACATCATCAGAGCCTTGCCGCTTGTCTGCCATGGTGTCGGCTGACACCAGGTTCAGTACATGAGTACCATCACCTGTCAAATGGAACCTGCGTGTCTCCAACCAATCAGCTGGGATCTGCATGAAGCGATCACCCGAACTCTGCTGGCCTGAAGATCTAACCTCCATCTTCCAATGCCTAATGTCACGCTGTATCTGCGCTTCAGCAAGGTCAATGAATGTCGGTATTACAGACGTGAGATCGTCCCGATTAAGAAAATCGGAAACACTTGTCTGCAGTTCTGCGTAGGTGGTAATCGCCATAAATCAACCCGTTGGTCAGATATTTACAACGATTATGCTACCCCTTCACGTCAAAGTCAAACTATCCCTTGCAGGTTCCTCCTCAGAGGTTTATTCCACCCACCTGACGCAGACACTCCATATAGACCCGTGGCGGCATCGGCAGCGAAAGTGAGAACAAACGAGTCTGCCAGATCCGGTGACTTCAACCCTCTCTTCTTAATCTCATCCTTCGACTCCACCTGCATCTTCCCATTGGAGGTGAACTTATACCGAACCGTCGCCAGCTCATTGATTAGCCGCTCATCATTAGGCAGCTTGCAGTCCCTGTGCTCCAACCACCCTTTCGCCTTACCCCACAGCTCGGCTCTCAGGTTACGGTAGGTCTCCCCCATAGAAGGTGACTCACTCACGTTCACCCCTCTGGTAGGCAGCCCCAGCTCCCTCAGCCGGTCCACAACACCTGCACCCAGACCGATACTATCCACCAGTATCTCCGCCGGCCTCTCACTGGTGGGTAGCGCGTTATACTCAGCCACTACAGCACCAGTAAGCTGCATCAGGTCCAAGTTCCTCCACACTCTCACAGGCTCTGGTACATCGTTCCCTTTCCTCTTACAGAGCGCACTACAGTCGTTACCGAACCGAGCCACGTCCAGTCCCCACACCATATCCGCTGTGTCACTCCCCTCCACGTCCCTACCACGGGCCGCCTCCAGCAGCTCCATAGGGATTATCGTATCGTCATCAGCTCTTGGAAACTCACCCAGTACACGTATCCTGAACGCATTACTGTCCTCCCCGTAGCGACTCGCCATCTCCTCCACGTACTCATCACTCACCCGTGGACTATCTTTACACGATACAGTAAAACACTCCCACTCATCAGCCAGTCTGTTGTGCGTGTCATAGAAGTACCCACTGGACCGTGTGGGGTTCCCCAGTAGTAGTGTCACCGCACTATGTCCGGACATCGACCCAGCAGCAGCCTCAAACACCGCTTCTGGTACACCCGACGCTTCATCTGCCACCAACATAACGTGTTCTGAGTGAATCCCCTGTAGTGCTTCTGGTGTCTCTGCACGACTCGTTCGAGCCGATATGAACATCTCATCGGGTGCTGCGTTGAAGACCACACGATCACTCTTCACCGTCAACAGAGACTGTAGTGGAGCAGGCATGGCTTGTATCCACCTCTTCAGCTCGGCAAACATCGCATCGAACAGCTGCGCACTTGTCGGTGCCGTCACCACCACTTTAACCGGCGCTCTGGTCATAAAGAACCATAACATCGCCCACGACGAACCAGTTGACTTCCCCACACCATGCCCACTCTTCGCGGTAACCTTACGATTACCCGCAGCTATCGCCTCCAGAAAGTCCTTCTGCCATGGATCGGGGTCTACCCCAAGCACCTCCTGCACGAACAGAGTAGGATGATCCCGATAACGATCCACCCACTCCATAAAGACGTTCTGATCTACTTGGGACATTCGTTCTTCCCATGCAGCACACCAAAGTCGTTATCGTTACGACGGTTCTTCTTGAACACCTTGTCCCAGTTATCATCGAACTTCTTCTTATCCACCGGTCTCTGCTTGCTACCTTTACTCATCATCATGCTCCAATACCATTGAATTACTCTCCAACTCAGGCGTAACGTCAATCTCACGCTTACGCAGCGCATCGAGTGCTAATGTACCCATATTCACCTCCACCTTCGCAACATCCTTCTTCTCACTGTACCGGTCCTTATTCCATGATGCCATTAGGAACTTCCTGGTCCTGTTCCTCTCCTGCTGCCACCCCAGATCTTTAGGCAGTCCATTCTCATCATACTGACTGTCCATCTCCTCCAGCATCGAATCACCATGGAACTCTGTCGCTAACTGTTGAGCATCACGATACCGTTCCTTCCTCTCAGGGTGCTTACCATTGTGTATCCATCGCATGAACCGACCATAATCAGGCATTGTTTCATCCCTACATATAGCAGAGAGTGGCTCACCAGAAGATAACCGGCGCAGGGTTTCCTCCCAAGTCCATTCATTGTACTCGGTACTTGTGTCTTTCTTAGGGGGTTGTAACCAGTGAGGAACACTGGTCTCTTGTATCAGTTCCATTTGAATATCTCTCCAGTCTGCTTGATCGAGGTGCTGGTCTGTGCTGCGATGGGTTTATTGTGAGTATACCAGTTGAAGATCGTGGGTCAAGTTACTGAGGTGCAGTTGGTGCAGTTGGTGCAGTTGGTGCAACGGTTCTATGTAAAATTTTTTATTTTTTTGGAACTGATGTTCTCGGTCTCTGGGGGACTACTGTTATAGAGGCACCCGCAGAATCTGAGCGAGGGGGGGGGTCTCAGAA